ATGTCCTTAAGGAGTAGAAAAAAATTCTGTTCAAAAAAGTGTTCTCTAAAAAGTCAAAGCAAGAGAATGGCAAAATTCAATCCATTTAAGAAAGGAACGAAACTTATAAAAACCGTAAACAATGTTTCATATATACATCTCAATAACAGTCCAAAAATAGTAAAGATAGATAGCGAGGATTACGAAAAAATAAAGCAATATTCGTGGAGACTTCATAAAAATCACGACAATAGGGGATACAGAAGAATTCAGAATCTGTATGCTGTGGCGAGGAGATTCAAAGGAGAAAAGCCCAAAAATATACTTATGCATAGATTTATATTGGGAATAGAACGAGAGAGTGCCAGAGATTCCGAAAGACAAGTTGACCATATAAACCATAACGGATTAGATAATAGAAAGATCAATTTAAGAATAGTTACACAAAGCCAAAACAATCAAAATAGAAGAAGAGGGTGTCACGGAAAATATCCAAATGTCAGATGGAACAATATAACTGGAAAATTTTATGTTCAAATTAAAATAGAGAAAAAAGTAATAAAACTTGGGAATAATTTTAATACACCAGATGAGGCATTAAAGTCATACAATAGGATAAGAAAAAAATTCTTAAAAATAGGCACATTGGCTATAAAAACATGACAATAAATGAAAAAGGATTGACATATAGTATAAAAGAAAAAACGACAAAATGCGACACTTTAAGCACAAAAGAAAGAGAAGAACAAGAGAGGTCAAAAATCAAGAAGATCTTTTTTTTAGGAATTTATAGAAAAACACTTGGCTCAATAAAAGCAACATGTGAAGAAGTAGATATACACAGGGCAACATTTTATAGGTGGATGGAAGAAGATGAAAATTTCAGGAAAGATATTGATAAAGCGTATAAGGAAAAACTTGATGATGTCGAGCAACGGCTAAATGAAAAGATTATAGAGGGCGATGCAACAATGATAAGATATTTTTTAGACAGGAAGCACCCAGATTATAGACCAAGAAGCGTTACAGAAGTTATAGCAGGGACAAGAACACTCGAGGATTTATTTGATGAGTATAAAAACAAAGATGAGGGAACTCCCGAACAACAAAATACTGATAGAAAAATTACTGAAGATCCGAAACAAGAGGGGACAGCAAGTGCCGTTCAAGTTCAACATAGCGCAGGAGTATTATTGGATGAAAAAGACACGCCGAAACCTGATACTGAAAGCACGCCAAAAGGGGATAAGTAAAGTTATAGACGCTGATCAGTTATTGGATTGCATTAAAAAGGCGACCAATGCAGTAGTTATTAGTCATGAGATAAAAGCCACAGGAAGATTATTTGATGCAGTTAGATACTATATTGACAACATGGAGATAAAGCCGGCGTTGTCGATAGATAGCTCGCACGAGATGAAGTTCCCAAAGAGAGGATCGTCTTACTTTATAGGAACGGCAGGGCAACGAGCATTCGGACGAGGAGATACAATTGACCGCGCGCACCTATCAGAAGCGGCTTATTATCAAAATTTAGATAAAATATTAGGAGGTATTTCAGAAGCTGCCGAATATGGACAGATAGATATCGAAACAACAGCAAACGGCAGGGAAAGGTTCTACGATTTATGGAAAAAAGCAAAAGAGGGTAAAAGTCCATACACAAGGATATTTATACCTTGGTTCATTGACAACGAATATAGCGCAGACTCTTTAACAGAGGAAGAAAAAAGGGGACTGTCTGTTTCAGTTCAAAAGCTATTTTCAATACCAGAGAATGAGTTTGAATTAACAAAAGAAGAAAGGTTTTTAATGCAAAAAGCCGAGAGAGATTTCGGAGTAAAATTAGCAATAGGTCAAATTAAATGGCGCAGGTATAAAATATGGGACAAGGCAGATATGTTTTTTCAGGAATATCCTGAGGATGATGTCAGTTGTTTTTTACAAAGTGGAAGATCGGTATTCAAGGGAATAACGACAGACGAAACAAAAAGAATTCCACTTGATGATTTTGAAAACTGGGGAACAGAAGAAAAGAGAAAGAAGTTAATGAACAAAACTTTATATGCGGGAGTTGATTGTGCGGAGGGGACAAAGGATGGCGACGCTCATGTGTTTGCTGTTATAAATGTAAATAGAATAACAGGCAAATCAGCCGTCATTTACGAGTATCATTCTAATGAGCCGATTGATGTCTTCTGGTCAAAAATAAAAAGTGTTATAATAGATAAAAAGACAGGTGAGCCAAAATTTGAAATTAACTTGGGGATAGAAAAAAACGGAGTAGGAGTGGCACATGTAAAACAAGCGCAAAGGTTCGGAATAAACCATAAAGCGTTTAATACGGGACCAGAGAATAGACCGATAATGATAACCGAACTTGAGGAAGCATATAGGAAAGGTAATTTAATTGAAACATACCCAGAAGCAGAGGATGAGGCAAGGAATATGATATATAATACAAACAATAAAGCCGAGGCACAAAAAGGAAAACACGACGATAGGATAATGGCAAGGGCAATAGCGTGGCAAATGAGGCAACAACCAGTTCCAAAAGTGACATGGTAATACAACTATGCTATAATAAAAAATATGGACATATTAACCAAAATAACAAACGCTTTCAGGAAAAAATCTGTTATTGAATATGGAGGATTTGAATTAATAAATAGAGTAACGGCAGGATCATGGAGCAGGACTAAAATGCTCGAGCAATACGAAAAATCTTTGTATGTTTTTGCTTGCACATATAAGATCGCCGAAAAGGTAGCATCAACTGACTTTAATCTTTACCAAATAATAAACTCAAAAGGAGATACTAAGCAAATAATAATGCACCCGGCATTAGACCTTTTATATAAAGTCAATCCGTTTCAAACAAAAAGCGAGTTTATTAAAATAACGATGATTAATAAGAAGTTATGCGGAGATGCTTTTTGGTATAAGGTAAGGAACAATAAAGGGGATGTCGTTGAATTGTGGAATTTAAGACCTGACTTAATAGAAATAGTTAAAGACCCAGAAAATTATATTAAAGCTTATATTTTGAATAAGAGCGATGGAACAAAGGAAACATTTGACCCCGATGACATTATTCATCATAAATACCCAACGCCATTAAACGATTATTTTGGAGTAAGTCCAATTAAAAGCGCTACAACGAGAATAGACACTGAAGAATACGCGTCAACTTATCAACGCGATTTTTTCTTGAACAACGCAAGACCAGACGCAGCAATAAAATCTGAGGGCAACTTATCGCCAAGACAAAAGAGAGAGATGAGAAGAAGCTTTGAGAAAAGACACAAGGGAGTTGGTAATAGCTCAAGGTTGGCAATATTTGAGGCAGGCGTGGAATATCAACAGTTGTCAATTAGCCAAAAGGAAATGGATTATATTGAGTCAATGAAGTTCACAAGAGATGATATTTTGGTGGCATTTGGCGTTCCTAAACCGCTTGTTGCAATTACTGACGATGTAAACAGAGCCAACGCAGAAACAGCGATGTATATTTTCTTGAGCGAGGTTATTAAACCAGAACTTGAAATGCTGACAGAGAAAATCAATGAGGAACTTATTATTCCTGAGTTTGGGGATAACTTCTTTATGGATTTTCCTGATCCAACGCCACAAAACAGAGATCAGGCAAGATTAGACTACGAATCAGGCATTAAAAATGGATACCTGCTTATTAACGAAGTAAGGAGTAAAGAAAACAATCCTCCCGTGGATGGCGGATGGGAATTATATATGCCGTTGGGAATGGTGTCGATTGGAGGATTAAGTAAACAATCTCAATCAAAATTTATTAAAGAGTGGGAAGAAAAGAAAAACAAAGAACAAGAGGAAAGAAGAATGAGGATTTTCAAAGGAAAAGAATTATTACATAAAAAGCTTTTAGTAAAAGAGGAGATGATGAAGCAACTAAAAGAAGCATTTAAGCCAATAAAAAATACGGAAAAATTAAAATCAGCCAAGAAAAACGAAGAACAGGAAGAGAAAAAGCCAAAAGCATTAATAAAAGGAGATCTCAGGGAAAAATACGCGGATATGATTATAAAACAAATAGACAAGAGATCGCTTAAATTAAGAGCCGACATGAACAAGTTATCGGAAAAACAGGA